TGTTGATTTCTCAACTCCACCCAAAGAAGGGCTAAACCCGGCTGTTGATCACTGCCAGGAACCCATGTCTGCCCATCGTCCAGATGGGCAGAATATGCGGGCCTTCTTTATCATCGTTCGACCTCTGACATTGTAACCTTCGCTGGCTCGCGAGGAACCACTACCCAGCTGCAAAGCTGAGATAGCGATTTCACGTAAGGACAGCTCAGGCTGCAAGTCACGATCCCATTGCTGGGACATGGACAAGGCACTATACAGTGCATAACCCATGGGCCATCCTCCATCCCCTTTGGGGGTATAGAGGAGAGCGCGTTCTTGGAAGGAGTCGAAGAGGTACCCGCACCAACCATCTCTTGCGAGTGGAGGCGTGGCCTCATCGAAGTCACTGATAAGGTGACCATCTCCAAAGCCTTCAGGACCTTTTCGACGTAGTCGACTAGGTATCCCAGCAACAGACTTCCGATAAACATGCTGAAGACTAATATCGCACCCCTCTTTCGAGCGGAGCGTGTTACGTCTTTTAGCAATACGTTTAACGGTGTTTGAGGCATAGAAGGCAGAAGTGAGCTTATTCAGCTCCTTTTTCCATAAGAACGGACGAACGAGTTCCCCATCGAAGTAATCGTGACCACAACTTTCATAGAAGAGGCCGTTCTTGAACGACTTCTTTTGATTGATTGTGAAACCACAAACTTCGCTGACCTCTTGGAAAAGGTCAAACGCGGCTGACGGAATGATCACGTCATCCCCATACACGCTCAGGTTCTCACGAACATGAGCCTCGATACCAAGCTCGTCGCAGCAGGCTTTCGCCAGTGCGTAGAAGATCAAGGTTTCGAGTTCAAACGTGTATGCGTTGCCCATTGAACTGAACTTGTGAAAGCTCACCCAATGGTGGCCATCCCAAAAGTTGGGAGACCGGCAACGTTCTAGCAGATTCACCCATTCTATTGGGAGAAGCTCTAGTACGATCAGAAAAGCAATCGTGTCACTAGCAGACTGAAAATCAACGGTAGCAAGGCCAAGCTGTGAAGCTAAGCCCGCCAAACGCTGGTTTACGGTTTGGTCATTTAGATCCAAACCAACTCTGCGTAAACACGATCGAATCCACGAACCGATACCCTTCTGCATTAAGCCGTTTAAAAGCGGCTCGATACAGATGGGTCGATCCGTGGTCGCGTCTTTAGGGACAAAGGCTAGTTCACTACCAGGTAAGACAGTTACGTCGTACCGTCCGGGCATTATCCACCCCGGAAACTCCTCGAGAAATTCTTGGAGCGTGTGAACCATTGCGTCGGTGCATTCAAGGTTAGCGATAACCTTATTGAACGGTGAAGTTTCACCGCGCACACCAAACGTGGCACCGGGACCGAACCTGAAATCCATTTCTGAAAGCGAGGGTACTGGGCCAAGGATCTTAGCAATTTTACGTCGCGCATTCAAAAGAATGCGCTCGACGTGGGGTTCGAAAAACGACCCCATACTGCGATCCCGAAACCTAGTATTCGTCTTCATACACTGAATTTCAGCAGCCAAGAACTTCTTTCGACCGACTTCTCTAGTGTCAATCCCGGTTTTCAGACCGGGATACTTCGCAAGAAGTTTAACACATTGATGATCATCGAAGAAGGAAGCTGCGGTCCTGTAATCTTTCGGATCAATCTTCTTTTCTGCAAGCTGTTTATGCTCATTGTATTTCAACAATAAAGCACAAGACAGACTCACAGGAGTGTTTATTGATTCGAAGATCCTAGGTGCTAAGTCTAGAGCTGAGACTCGGCAGTCCACCCTGTGAAGGGCGGAGCTTCTTTGCCTGCGATCAGAAGCCATCGTGTTACCCATTGTTCACTGGAAAATCGTCAAGAAGATTCATCAAATCTGAAAAATACTGGTTAGAGTACTCGTCAAACAGACTAGGATTCTTGCCAGATAGACGAAACGTCTTTCCGGCGACCTCCGGGAACAATGCTATCAAGTTATCACAGAGCATCTTGTCATGCTTGCTGTGCAACTCGAACTCCAAATCCTGCCAGGTAGTTGATACTACTTGAAAGGAATAAGGAGAGATACCTGAATCCTTACACTCAATCCTAAAATCGAACACCCACCACAACTTTTCAGCTGGGGCGAGTGCACCGGTAACAGGATGAGCAGAGGATCGGTATAAAAGGTGCTCAACAAAACAGGACATAAATAACTCCAAATGCTTGATAGTTAAACGCATTCATGCGAATGCGCTGATGTGGTAACACTAAACCAAAGCAGGCCTTACGGCCTAGAAGCATGGTTACCCTACGTTAGTAGGGCAGTTCATACTTCTCCACTGCATCCGTCACGAAGCTGTTAGACAACAGCTGCAAGACGTACTTCTGAAGGTCCTTTCGGTCCTGCAGAGAGCAGCGGTCAGGAAAAGTCATGACCAACTCAGCTACCGGACGGTAGCTCACTGTCGGAGCCGGCTGGATACCGGAGACAGTGTTGTTGGAAACGACTTCCATCTTTGGGGTTTCGAGCTTGATCGCAAGCCGAATATTGCGGTTCGAGACATTCTGAGGTTGACCTTTCGGTCGAGTCAGATCAAACGTCAGCTTGTTAAAGCCGATGTAAAGTCCCGACACGCGATCTTCGAGAAGTGCGTAGTCGCTCTGAGTCTTCGCCGGAGCGAAGGTGTGTGCTACTGGAGTGCCCAAGGCATCATTCAGTACGATATTGGCAATTGCGGCCAAGACGCGTTCCTTCAAGAAACGTGATTTTCGGTGAACGAGCCTAAGCTCGCCAATTCGCTCCTCCTCTCATCGACCAGTCGACGGCTTTAAACCCGCCAACTTCTCGAGAGAGATCGCGAACAGTCCCAAGGTTGTGGTATTTCTCCGCTTCCTTGAGAGCTTTACGCTCGGCCTTGCGACCGGCACCTACAGACCACAGGAGAGACAAACCACTAGCAATTTGGGATTTCCCCAAATCGAAAGTGGCACCTACCAGATGGTAACGCGGATAAGAGGTTATGGGATTCCTTCCCTTAAACCTATTATACCACGTAGCCTCAAACTTACGAGAACCATCCGCCGTGTTTGGCGGAATGGGGAAATTCCCCGTAAGTTTGCCCTTCCCGTGAAACTCGCCCTTATATGATTGATAACCATGTAAGTTCGAAATTCCCTGGGGAGGGACTAGACCGTCAAAGTACGCGCCGATTGGTAAGAACCAATCGACAACGAAACTAAACGGAACTAGTTCCCAGGCGACGTTAAGCGGATTTGTCAGACCCACTTGCGACAAGGTGTACAAGAACGGATTGGCTATCTCGAAAGATAGGCCCATATGGCTTTCGAGTGTTCCCTTGCAGGACCACTCTATATCCAAACGTCCGGGTTGTGCACCGACAGTCGCCATCGTCTTGTCCAGCTCGCTGGACACACGTGCTCGCATCGTCACGACATCAGGTCGCGAATGACGCTTCTCTAGAGCCGACATAGCCCCAAAGACATCAGCCAATAAAGGCCGAACAGCATAGGAGTAACTTAACCACACACCGGAAGCCGCATCGAGAACATCTCGATACGACTGCTTCAAGGCAACAGAGGTTTGTGAAACCTTTAGAGCCTTCAGCATACCCGATGCGTCGCCTCTGCGGGCGCTACGGTAAGCACGGTAAATAGACAACATGGCACCCTGGACGAAGTGAGCGGTTTCCCGCGCTTCGCCTAGAGCAACACCGAGATCTACATCGCGGTTGTTGAGCTTCTTTACCAGCTTGTTCTGAACCTCGATTCCTTGTGCGGATACGCTCTTAAATCCTGACCAAGTGACAGAATCACCAGGAGTACTCGGAACGTTACCATTTGAAATGGTAACAGGACGATTCCACCCGGTGTTATTGCCATCAATCAGAATGTCGAACATATCGCATGAGGAAACGGGGACTTTTGACTGCCACCCATACAAAGTACCACCTTGTGATGTCGGAAGATTCGATCTAGGAGTCGACCCTGAAAAGAGTTGAAACCTATAAAGATTCTCCGGCAGCAGTTTCCCTGCGGAAACCAGATCACGATATTTGGCTGTCCGGACAGAGTCCTTAAAGCCAGAATCGTAAACTGCAGTCGTGGTTCTATTGTAAGAGGTGATAGTCATTTGAACAAGCTTCCTAGAAGCAGAGAGGGGATGGTGCCC